GAATACACGCTTTGAATCACGCATAGCAGTGATTTCAGCATTCTTCTCTTCGAGGTCAGTCTTATATTGAGCAATTACTTCCTCAATCTTAGCATCTTTCTCAGCGAGTTTTGCTTCGACATCCGCCATCAAACGCTCAGCGCCTGACTCGATACCAGTTTTAATTACAGTTTCAACTTCTGCCTGCTTAACGGCTTCTGCTTCTGCTGCGTCTTGGGCTGCTTTGGCTTGTGCTTCAACAGCGGCTTTTTCCTCGGCCTGACGAATTGCGATTTTAGCAGCAGTCTCATCCGCTACCTTCTTAGCAAAAGCCTCCAGGTCGATTTCGGGAGTTTTTACTTCCGACATTGTTATCTCCTTTTGAACTGACTTTTCAGTTCCATCCGGTGCATCACTAGCTTCAAATGAATCTTCATCTTTAGCCAGAGACTGACCGGCTAGATCTACACTATTAGTGAAAGTTTTTTTTGAATTCATTATACTCTTCAATAGAGTCAAATGACTTCGCGAGAGAGAAAGTAGCTGCTTGGTTACAAGGTACCGATACTACCGATACTTCAAACAACTCAGCATCCTTTATCTTTAATCCGTCGGTTTCCGATAGGTAATCAGCATCCTTGACTCGGAAACCAACAGAAAATGCTCCAAGAATGCCTTCTTTTACAAGCTGCGCGACATGATCGGGCGCAGACTTAGAAATTTTAGCCTTGAGTTCGAGACCGTTTTCAGTGACTTTAAGTCCTGTAGCGCGTCCGATAGGCTTGTTATAATCGTGATTGAAAAGAATGATAGGATTCTTTTCGAAGTTACCAAGGCCACCCTTAGTCCATGCTTCTGCTGAGATTGTATCCCCAGCTCGGTCGAAGTCAGCAGTGCTAGCCATTCCACAAATGTGAACGCCACCATCGTCATCTTCATCAAAAGCTTTAAAGGTAGAAGTAAGGTTAAAAATCTTTTCCATTAGTCTTCACTCTTTTCTACTGTTTTAGCAGGCTTGCTCGGAGCAGCTTTAGGCTTCGGAGCAGGTTTTGGCTTAGGGGCTTCCATTAACTCTGGATGCTTTACCTTTAAGGCATGTAACAAATATTTCCATGCCTTAAAACTTCTTTTAACAGAGATTGCATGCAATGCATCAGCAGCCCCTACTTTATTCATATAAGTTTTATAGTCAATATCTAAAGGCAGCTTGTGCTCTTTAAAATGCCCGCAAGCAATATCTAAAACTTTTTGTTTTTGACGTACTGCCATTTATTCTTCTCCTTGGTCCTCGACGGGTCTACCACCCTCGTCTGGGTTTGCTGCGCTTCCTGCAATGTTTGCTGGAACTCGCAAATCGTCATATCCTTCTATTGAGTCAAATCCAAGAGCATCCCTAGCTTCGTTAGGTGAAATAATTCCTGTATTCACTAAAGCTGAATAGTACTGTGATTGATCTCGTAGCTCTGGTTGAAGAGCCGGAATATCTGTAATATCCTCTGATAATGCAAATCCGAAGTATCTTTCTAGTGCAAAATTCATTTTTCTAACAATAGGAAGAATTGTTTCAAGGTAATACATCCGCATATTTGGACGTAAGTTTGCATTGTTGCCCGAGTCCAACATAATAGGAGGCACTCCGAGTGCTTTCAGTACAATTTTTTCATTTTCTGCAATTGCTGTCTGAAAGTCTAATTCTTTAAAGTTGATATTTGAAACTTTATCAATTTCAATACCGCCATCGAGTATGAGAGGTCGTCTACCACCAGCATCTGGCTTATATCGAGCAGACCAAGATTGAATCATTCTTTCTTTAATTTTTTCGGATAGTGTGTTCGGGGATTTTAGTACCAGCCCTGGAACAGCGCCGTTTTTAAAGAAGTTATCTTGAAAGTCTCGCATACTTCGCATGAGTATCATAGTACGAAGAGCAGGCTTTAGACGTGAAACGCCTCGATAAATAGAATAGAATGAGTTGTCTTTTATATGTATAATTTCACTCGGCTTATAGTTAATTATTTCGTTAAATGTAAACTTTTCAATATACTTTGTTTCGTCAGCATGGATAGTAACTTTGTTTGCTGGTAAATGATAAAGATGTACTCCGTCAAAGTAGATAAAGATATTTCCGTCTAACAAAAAATCAGTAATTAAATTACGTCGAAATGTGCTAATATCTTGAAAAGGATTTGGCTCTTTGTTGAGTAAAAGCTCTACTCGTGAACGCTTTATACCTTTTACAACACTAGACAATCCTTGAACTTGCGCGCCTACAGAAATAGGTATTTCTGAAGTATCGTCAACAATCATATTTACGCCACGATTTACAACTTCAAGATCCTCGTACGCTCTTTCGTAATTTACTACACGTTCTCGAGAGGGTTCTATTTTATGGTCATAGTATGGTTGCGCAGGATTTAACTTCTCCTCCGTATTTCGTCCAATTAGTCTATCATACCATGCCATGTTTTTCTCTTTGAATCTCTACCCAGCGCATCTGTTTCTTTGCAGTCACTAGGGCTGGATTTCTGCCATATAATCTATGCAGTTCCAAATGATGTTTGTGACATAGTGTGGCTGTATGCTGATACAGCTCTGTCCACTTGTCTTCAATAAACTCGTCTCGCCAAATTACAATATATTCGTCAGTATAATGTTCGGGTCGTTCTTTCGTTTTCTGCTTTAACCACTCTCTTAGTAAAGGGGCTAGAGTGTAAAAATGGTGAAAATCGAGTTCGGTATCAGCTCCGCAAATGTGGCACTCTGTACCCTTTTCATATTTTGATTTAGCGCGATCTCGTATATATTTTACAGGATCTCTTTTTAGCTTTTTCATTTTGAATTATAGCCCTTGTAAGATAAATTGTCAAACACTATTTTTTGTAGGTCTCGTTAAAACCCACTCTGAGTTGTCTCAAATGAGTATAGTGCGTATCGTAAAGCATCTGCCATATGCGATGCTCGATTATGTTTTGGCTTTTCTCTAGCTAAGTTTGGATTTGGGTCCCATTGGTATTGGTCTAGACAAGATAGTACTTCACCGCATCGCTGATCGACCATAAGGTTATCATTGTCAACAACTCCCGCAACTTGTGCAATTCCATCTAATACTGATTTTTTAGCATTTATAGTAGAGATATCGTAATTTTGTGCGAAGTCAAATCGAGTTTGCTGTGCTGCGGAATCTATGTAAATATAGTCGATGTTCCATTTGTCAGAGAGTTCTCGAATTACAGCGGCATGCTGCTCTGTAGTCTTTTCAGCATCTAGGTACTCATCTAAAACGTGGTACACTTTTTCATCCCAATCATAAGCTATAACGCAAAATGCAGTTGGGTCACGATAACCCACGTCGAGGCCAGCAAATACATCCATACGACTAGTATCAAGCTCTTCATTATTAGCAATACACTTTTCGTGACTGAAGTTCCATATTTGCCCTTCATAAGTGTTAAAGTCTGCTTCATACTCTTGTCGAAACTCTGCCTCGGACATAGATTTTTTAGCTTCTTGTATATCTGTCTCAGACATGCGCGGATTATCTTTATAAGTAGCTCGTATCGAGCACCATTCTGGAAACTCATCATTAAATCCTCTGTCAAAAAACTCCGCAAACCAGTTGTTCCTGCCTCTAGGAGTTGAGATAAAGATAGCTTTGGAGTTATCTTTATCCAAAGTAGGACGTAAAGCTACGTTGAACGCATCACGTCCGTCTGCCAACGCCGCCTCGTCAAAGATAATTAAATCGTAACTACGTCCTACACAAGAGTCAACTTGGTTTACAGAGCCCATTCGAACTGTTGAGCCGTTGCTCAATTCTATGACTTTGTCTTTTGCATTGTCCTTTGTTACTTCTAAGTCAAAGTGTTTAATAAGATTTCTTTGTAAGTCAAAAGAAATCTGAGACAGCGAGTAATTGGGGGACATTATTAAAATGTTAGATCCGGGGACTAAAGATACTAGTTGCCCGATAATATTTGCGATGTATGTTTTACCTTGTCTTCGCGATACTGCTGCACAAACAAAGCGATATTTTGGATTATTTATCGCATTTATAATTGCTACCTGAGAGGGTAATGGTGTAATGCCTAGTAAATCCAGGTAGGGACTTACGGCTAATTTAAGAAAGCGTGTCTCAGATTGTAAGTTTAAAAAATCGTCTGATATAATATCAGCTCTACTAATTTGTACTGTCATAATCTTTACTCAGATTGTTGGTCTTCTAAAACTTCTTCATTCTTTTCTAACCAATCGTCAGCATCAGTATCTACATCTTCTTGTGTTGCTTCTCGATAATAGATAATTATTTCTTTTTGCTGTCCAATGTAGCGTTTTAATTCTTGAAGATTAAATGCCATATTCTCATAGTCTTGTGGTGTAATACCAAAAAGCACATACGTACCGCTTTGCATTTTTTCAAGTTTTGCAACTTGCTCTTCAAAGTTCTTTTCTGTCAATACAAAAAACTCTACATCTCGTAAGTCAATTGCTTTAGGTAGCGGAGGTTGATAAATTTCTAGTGTCTTGTACTCCGTCACTGTTTTAATAATAGGCTCTGGTGCTGGTAAAGGCTGTGGCTGTAACATTGAGCAGCCTCCCAAAGTAAGTAAAAGTACGCTACTGAGAATCCGCATTTTGTACCTCCTTACTAGCTGTTTCTATAGATCGAAAAACTTCTTTTGTACCTTTATTAATTCTTGGCTCAATCAATCCTGGCTTTGCTCTTGCTAGACGAGTCATGTCATGTCGTTTAAAAATAGATAAGTACCCATCCATTTCTGCTTGCATTGCGTTATTCTTCTCTGATAATGCGCCTACTGCTTGCAGCTGTACCTGTAAATTCTTCTCTGATCGTTCTCGTGCACTTTTTTCTTTTTCAAATGCAGTCTCTAATCGAACGGCATTTTCTTTAAGAGTAACTGCGTTTGTTTCTAGCCTTGCAATAACTGTATCTTTTTGACTAACAACTGTAGTATGGTACGCGTACCCGGCTCCCGCAAGAAGTATTACAATTGGAAGCATTTTTATCATTCCTAGCATTACTTTACCTTTTTAATTTGATAGTTGAACGCTTCTTGAGTTTTCATCTCAAAGGGCTCACCTGAAGTTAGTTTGCCTTTTAAGTGTTTAGGTTCACACTTTTCAAGCCATTTAAAATTGTAAAAAGTTTTTTTCTGAGGGTCTATCCAGATAGTGACTTCCCACTCGTTTAAGAAGAAACTAGCAATCCAACGTACCGGCCAAGAGACAATTCTCAATAAAATTCTCCCAGCGCTTTTCAATCTCTTCTCGCTCTTTATAGCTAACATAGAGGGCTTCCTTTTGGCTGTCCGGAGACTGATGATAGTCTAACCACTCTTCCGGAGTCATAAATTTCTTTTTTGGATAAGATATTCCAAGTTCAAGACTGTAGTATTCTTGCCCTGTCACCAAATCTTCATGTATTTCAAGATTTGGTGACATTGCAACGCATCCGCTTAAAAATAATATGGGTACTACTTTTTGCCAGACCATGCCTGAGCTCCAAAGAAAGCAGCTACAATACCAGCTACAGATACAAAGTACACAGAGGCCATAGAACCAAGAATTTCTGCTGCTTGATGTAACCCTAGCATTTCTGTCATCATAACAGTAGCTGGATAAAGAAGCATTCCACCTAAAGCAAACCATGTCATTTTTCGTTGAGCATCTCGCATTGCGTCTTGATCTTCTAGCTCTTTACGCTTAAACTCAAGATACATTGCTTTTTCATCATCGTCAACTTTTCGGTCGCCGTTTACATCTGCAGGATGATACCCTGCTTTCTCTAAGTCTTCCCCCATTACTTTTTCCATCTAGCCGTAGCAAGTTTTAGTGCTACGTCTTGAGGAAGGTAAAACCAGTAATACTTCTTATGCCCTAGTTTTTCCATTTCCTCCCAAGTAACAAACTTTTTAGTCCAGTTATCCGCCCACATTTTTCCAAAACGAAGAACTGCGTGTCCTCCCCCGTTTTTTGTAATAACTCTACGGATTTGTGCTTTGCCAGTACATAGATACCACCAAAATTTCCACATAGATTTACCACTAATAAGATAAAGTAATGTAAGCGCATAGTCTTCACAATCTCCCACGTAAGGGTGATCTTTCATTATCTGCCAATGCTCACGTTTTGCGTACTGGTCAATATCATACTTGTACGCCCAGCTTGAGTTTAGTTCTTCTAGTTGACGTTCAAACACTACCATTTTACCTTATCGGCCCAATAAGCTGCGCTCATTTTACCCTTTGCGATATTCTTCGCATGACGTGCTTTAAAGCTCTTACGCTTTGCTTTCATTGCGGCACTTTCTCCTGCTTTAGGTTTTCCTGCAGTCTTTGCACCTTTTTGCCCAAACCGAATCGTTTTGATTTTGTCACCTACCTTAGCTACGACGATATGGGACTTCTTTGCGTGCCCAGGAGTTCTACGAGGCTTATTGAAGCCCTTTACCCTTGCACGCGCTAAACGAGGATCTCGTTTTTTACCTTTTCGTTTTGCGGCCACGTCTCATTCTCCCTTTACGCTTGGCGAATGTTTTCACCATAGTAGGCTTTCCACCGGGATTGCCTGCAGCTCTTTTACGTCTTATAGCAGACCTTTTCTGAGCTTTAGTCATACGAGCCGCTTTAGATGCAGGAACGCATTTTGGGTACTTTCCTTTTTTAGACTTTTTACGTCCACAGGGCATATACCCCCCGCCCTTTTTCGGACGGGAAATATCTACCCATTTTTCTTTAAACCATTTGGTTAAACCACTTTTAGGTTTAGCCATTACATTTGCA